ATTATAATAATCATTTTATTTGGTAATGAAGGAATAAAATATGTCTAATAATAAATTTATTGTTTGGGGTGCAAAATTAGATACTGGTCATACTCATGCGTTCGTTCATTACGCTATTTACAGAGCAGCACAAGCATTGGGTCTTGATGTGTATTGGTTGGACAATAGGGATAACGTTGATCCATCTTTCTTAGATGACTCATTGATTATTTCTGAACAATGGTTATGCTTTGAAACACCTCAAAGTAATAAAATCCCGATGAGAAAATCTTCTACCTATATTATCAATTATCTTGGGACAAAACCACCAGAAGAAAAGAATCAATTTAATCCTGGATTCTCAATGTGGGAAGGTAATGTAAAGAGGGTAGTTGATTTTAGATTTGCTTGTGATTGGGGTATAGGTGGTGTTGAAGATAAGAATCAAGCATATAAATTTGAACCAGAAAAATATACTCAAATAAGCAAAGCGTCTTATTTTGATAAGGGCAAAGATTACGATTATTATTATTCAATTTGGGGTACAGATATTCTTCCTCATGAAATTGACCTTGAAGCAAGATTTACACCCTATGAAGAACCTAAGTATTCTTTCTTCGGCGGTACAATTGGTGATTGGAACATTGAGGAGTTTGAACCATTCGTGAGAGCTTGCCAAGATAATGGTGTAAAATTTATTCATCACTGTCCTTGGAGAAATGGTGGTCTTTCTATTGAAGCTCTTCGTAAATATATTTTAGGTTCCTACATTGCCTATGATGGTAGACCAAAAAACCATTTAGCTAACGGTTATATTCCATGTAGAACGATTAAAAACATTAGTTACGGAAAATTAGGTGTTACTAACTCTAAAGCTGTATATGAATATTTTGATGGTGATATTGCTTATTCATCAGATCCCTATGAAGTGTTTAGTGTTGCTGAACAAATGGAAGCAAGATCTGATATTAAAGATATTATGTTGAGACAAATGATCAACGTCAGAGATAATCATACCTATGTTAGCCGTGTTATGGATATGCTTAAAGTTTGGGAGATGTGTCAGTGAAAATTCTAATCACAGGTCATATGGGATTTGTTGGCAAATACTTTATGCGTAAATACGCTGAGCATGATATTGTTGGTATTGATATTAAAGAAGGAAATGATTGTAGAGATTTCTTTAAAACAAATTCTGATAGATTTGATTTAGTAATTCATCTTGCAGCTATTGTTGGTGGTAGGCAGACAATTGAGAATGAACCTTTGTCAGTTGCAATTGACTTGGCTATAGATTCAGAAATGTGTCAATGGGCTTTGAAAACAAAACCTGGAAGAATCATTTATTTTTCTTCCTCAGCAGCCTACCCGGTCAAGTTGCAATTGATCAAAGATCAATATAAACTTAAAGAATCAGATATTAATTTGGCAGATGTCAGTACTCCAGATTTGACCTATGGTTGGTCTAAACTAACAGGTGAATTTTGTTTACAATTTGTTGAACAAGCTGGTATCAAAGTCAATGTGTTCAGACCTTTTAGTGGTTATGGAACAGATCAAGACCTAGATTATCCATTCCCTTCTTATATTGATAGAGCTAAGAAAAGATTAGATCCTTTTGATATTTGGGGTGATGGAACACAGGTTAGAGATTTTATTCACATGAGAGATATTGTTGACGCTGTTGATGAGGCAATCAAACAAGATATTTCAGGACCAGTTAATCTTGGATCTAGTGTACCAACATCATTTAACGAACTTGCTGATATGGTTTGCAAACAAGCAAATTATAAACCAAATATCAATCACATCAAAACTGCTCCTGTCGGAGTCATGTTTAGATGTAGTAATAATGAAAAGATGCTTTCATTTTATAAACCTAAAATATCTTTGGAAGAAGGCATCTCAATGGCTTTGAACGGAATTATTTAATGACCAAAAATGTTTTAATTACTGGTGGTGCAGGATTCATTGCTCACCATATGATTGATTATCTTTTAAAACACACTGACTGGGATATTACAAGTCTTGATCGATTAGATTTTTCCGGTAATCTAAATCGTCTACATGATTTGATTAAAGATAATCCGAACAAGCATAGAGTAAAGGTAGTATACCATGACCTCAAAGCAGCTATTACACCTCTTACTGCTACTCGTATTGGTTCCGTTGATATTATTCTACATCTGGCCGCTGGTAGTCATGTTGATCGTTCTATTGATTACCCTATGGAGTTTGTTCTTGATAATGTTGTTGGAACTTGTAATATACTTGATTTCGCTCGTAGCTGTAATGGTACATTAGAGAAGTTTATTTACTTTTCAACAGATGAAGTATTTGGTCCAGCCCCTCCAGGTGTTAACTATGATGAGTATGATCGTTATAACTCTACAAATCCCTACTCAGCATCAAAAGCAGGTGGTGAAGAATTAGCAGTTGCTTATCATAATACATATGGCCTTCCTATCATCATTACACATACAATGAATGTGTTTGGTGAAAGACAACACCCTGAAAAATATATTCCAATGTGTATTAAGAAAATACGTGATGGACAAACAATTACAGTTCATTCTGATGCATCAAAAACTATTCCAGGAAGCAGACACTATATTCATGCTAATGATGTTGCTGATGCAATACTATTTCTTCTTAAAAATAGTTCCTCTGCTGTTTACGGATCAAAGAGTGGTATTAAATGTCCTAAGTATAATATAGTTGGAAAACAAGAAATAAATAATTTACAATTAGCCCAAATCATTGCTGATTGTCAAGGTAAAGAATTAAAATATGAGATGGTAGATTTTCATTCATCTCGACCAGGACATGATCTTAGATATGCACTTAGTGGTGAGAGAATGAAAGTGATGGGTTGGGAACCTAAGATTGAATTGACTGAACGAATTAAACAAGTTGTTGATTGGACGTTGGGTCGACCTGATTGGCTCATTACATAAGGAATACAAAATGAAAAGGTTATTGCTAGCATTACTATTTTTTCCAACTTTAGCATTTGCTAATCCTATTGATGATAAATGTCCACAACATGTAAAATGGGGTGCACCTCAATTTTCAATCAAAGTAGAAAATGTAGTTTATCTTTGTCGTACTGGTTATGCTGTTGTCTATAGTAACGACTACAAGAACCCTTTGTATGTTGCCGAACATGTTTCAAAAGATAGACTGGGTGAAGAACCTCGTACAGATGACTTTAGATCTGATCCTGATATTAAACCCGAGAATCAAGCTACATTACAAGATTATGCAGGTGCAGGTTATGATCGTGGTCATATGAGTCCTGCTGCTAATAATGGTAAGAATAAACAAGCAATGTCTGAATCATTCCTACTCTCAAATATGGTTCCACAAAATCCAGGTAATAACAGGGGTATTTGGAAACAATTGGAGGTATTTGTTCGTGATTGGGTCACTAATGGCGCTGATCTTTATGTCATCCAGGGGGCCATTTATGACCCAGGTTACAAAACAATTGGGAACAATGTTGCAGTACCAACTCGTCTTTTTAAAGTAATAATTGACCCAGTAAACAATAAAATGATTGCTTTTATCTTTCCAAATGAAAAATTAGAAGTAAAAGATATGCCAAAATATGTAGTTTCTGTGCAAAAAGTGGAACAAGAGACGCATATTGACTTTAGTCCAATGATCCCTGGCAATCTTAAGATCTTGGAACACAGTGACCCTGATAAAAAACAGTGGCCTTCTTTAAACTAATCTAATATAATAAATATTCAATCGTGGAAATCACGAGAAGCGATTAGGTGAGTAACCTATTCGTCAACCAAAGGAAGAGAAATGAAGAAAGTACTATTAGCCCTCGTAATAGGGGTTAGTATGTCTTCTGCATCATACGGCGCTAATACATCGAAAAATACATCGTACAATATATCGGATATAAAATTACTAGTAGATATAATCGCAGAAAGACATAATGTTCCAAAAGACTTGGCTCACGCTATTGTCAGTTTGGAATCTAATTATGATCCCACTGTTACAGGTAAGCTTGGTGAAATCGGCTTAGGTCAGATTCGCTGTAAGACTGCTAAAACAGAGGGATTCAAGGGTAAGTGTACTGAACTTTACAAACCTGAAGTAAACTTAGAGTATAGCATGGCATATCTTCGTTATGCTTTAGATAGAACTAACAACGATATCTGCAAAGCAGCATCGTTTTATAGCAGTGGTCAGGTTCCTAGATCCAATAAGACCGCATACTGCAGAAAAATGCTTACCCATCTACAATGAAAAAATTTCTAGCAACTTTACTCATATGTCTGTTACCTGCCAAGGTGTTAGCTTTTGAATTAACATTTTCTGTTGATTTCAATGGTATGTTTGCTAAGCAGCCAGATATAATGAAAGTAGCCATGAATTATAATGGTTATGAAGCTAGAAAGAATAGAAAAGAACTAAAAGAAATTTTAGAGATAGACCCAGTACAAACACCTTGGTGTGCTGGGTTTATTAATTTTGTTTTACAACAAACTGGTTATTATTCTACTAATAGTTTACTTGCTTCCAGTTATCATAATTACGGTGAAAAGGTAAAGGAACCACAACCTGGTGATATTGTTTTGTTAAGAAGAACCGGTGGTAGTGGTAGGCATGTTGCATTCTTCTATGGTTATCATATGGAGAATGGTGAGAAATATGTTCAACTACTAGGGGGTAATCAAGATGATTCTGTAAAGATATCTTCTTACCCTGCAAGCCAGATAGTTGATATTCGTAGACCTATTAAGAAAATAAGTTAATAAATAGATCTTTACATTTTAGGAGATAAGAATGAACAAGACTTGGGGTTATCATCTATTGCTTGATTGTACAAATGGTGATAGAGAACTCATTGCATCAAAAGAAAATGTTTATAAGTTTATTAAAGAACTTGTTGTTGCTATAGATATGGTTGCTTTTGGTGAACCTTGGATTGAACGTTTTGCCACTCATGATCTTTCCAAGTCTGGTATTTCATTCTGTCAGATGATTGAAACATCAAATATTACTGGTCACTTCGTTGATGCAGATGGTAATTTTTATATTGATGTTTTTTCATGTAAGCCATTTAATAATGATATAGTAATTGAAACTGTGGATAAGTATTTTAAACCAGAAAAAGTTCGTATGCATTATATTTCACGTGATGCATAATAATAGTTGACGCGGGGTAGCGCAGAAGAAGAGCGTCGGACTCATAATCCGAAGGTCGGTGGTGCGAATCCATCCCCCGCAACATGAAGACCCTATTATTATAAATAGCTATATGTAAGACTATTATAATAATAGGGTCGATTATGTTCTATACAGTTTATAAAATTACTAATAAAATAAACAACAAATTTTATATTGGTAAACATCAGACAGAAAATTTAAATGATGCATATATGGGGTCTGGTAAGTTAATTAAAGCTGCAATTAAAAAATATGGTATGGATAACTTTACAAAAGAAATTCTATATGTGTTTGATAATGAACATGATATGAATTTAAAAGAAAAAGAACTTGTAATTTTATCAGAAAATTCATATAATATATGTGAAGGTGGTAAAGGTGGTTTTGGGTATATTAATTCCAATCTACTTCAAAATACTGAAAAAGCTATTGAAGTTAGACGTCAGAATGGTGCAAACACTTTAAGAAAATTATCAGCAAAAAATAGAGCTGATCCTAGTTTTTATGATAAATGGTATAATAAAGTAAAAGAATCCGCTGCATCTAGACCTGGAACCTTTACTGGAAGAAAACATTCTGATCATACAAAGAAACTTATGAGTGAAAAAGCTTCTGTTAATATGATGGGAGATAAAAATCATAGATACGGAACCTTCTGGATAACAGATGGTGAAAATAATAAACAGATAAAAAAAGAAGATACTATACCTACTGGGTGGTACAAAGGTAGAGTTATTATTAATAGGTGACCTATGAAGATTGAACATGCTTATATTTTATACATTGATACTCCTGATGCTATTAAGTATATGGAGGAGTGTAAAGCATCCTGTGAACAACATGGTATACCAGTCACCCCTCACCTAGGCATGAAGTTGCCAACTACAACTGATGCTATCTATGAAAAATGGGGATTTAAAGTAGACCCTCGTGTAAATGGTCATGAAGCAACCAATGATGTTCTTAATATTTGGTTCAAAGAACAATTGTGTTTAACAGGTCATCTTTCAATTTGGAAAAAGGTTGCAAGTGAACATAAAGGTGCTGTTGCAATATTTGAACATGATGCTATTGTGAAAAGAAATTTTCTTGATGTTGATATTAATGATAATGAATGGACCTTTTTAGGTTATAGAGTTGATCATCGTGATGATTATGAATGTGTTGACGATCCTT